CATCATTAAAATCTATTCGTGCATCATGTATGGCTTGGACTATAACAGACACCCATAACAGACTTTCAGCAGTTAGACTTTCGGTGTTGTTAAAAAATTCATTATAAGTAGACACTAGACTGATTGTCTTTTATTAGCCGAGATAGTCTGCCATAACTGACAAATAAGTTTATTATGATCCATCTTGTATTCTAGTTTTAGGTATTGCTCTTCTGCAATACGAAGATTGTCCAGGTGTGTTTTGTATTCTTCATTGGCTAGTGCTTCTGTCTCTCTTGCAGCAACAGACATATTGCTACTGATCTTAGACATGAGTTCTGCTTTTATTGTTTTGCTAAATCTATCAAGATCATGGTAGGCAGCTTTAGCTGCTGCTAAAGCATCCTCATTCTTAATCATCCAATCAAGAGCTTCTTGTACTTGGTTTTCCGTTATCATAAGGTTCTATTATTGCTCCTGCACACTCATACCTACCCTTGCCATCAAGTACATATATCTGTGCATTAGGTTGTTTAGCAAATTCTCTTGCCATTGCAAAGGGGTTAAATTTATGCTTTTGTTCGTACATAATCTCAATGTATTGACCTTCACGTTTGTTTGTAAGTCTTTTAGTTTCTTTGGGTTCTTCCAAAGCAACCAAAGGCTTTGCACTATCGTTGATACTATTATGGAACGTGAGCAGTTCCTGATATGGAATACGATATAATTTGACCTTTGGATTGCTTTTCAGGGGAGTAAGGGGAAACTTACTTGCAAATTTCTTCGTACAAACTAAGTAAGAATCCCATAGCTTAGTTCCGTTTTTCTTACGATAATCGCAGTAAACGTGAACTGTATTTGTATTGTTAAAAAGATAAGACCCCAACCCCACAGACCATTCGCCATTAAGCCATTGAGGGTACTTGAGGTGGAAGTCTTTATGACTCATAGGTGCTTATCTTTATATATTTCTCTTGTGTCTCTATTAAAATCTTCGAGACGTTTAGTAAGATTATCAAGTTTTTCAGCTCCTCTTATTATTTTGAGCAACTCTTCAACTTTCTTATCTTTATCAGAATTGGTCGTTGAATGGTTCATCATTACCTCCTATTAACCTTTTTATATAAGCCAACGCAGCATCAGCATGAGCTGCAACTTGTTCAGGTGTTTTATTAGATGTAACTGATCTTGTCCATATACCAGTTACAAGCATCTCTTCACCTTTACTTAGTGTGCTACTTGTGCTGTTCGTTATTGGTTGTCTTGTTGGTTCTGTATGTCCGTTTGTTTTCGGTTCATCACCAAGTAAAGCTATATTATTAGCTTGATAATAAACAGAACCTTTACCGCTTGTTTTTTGAGTTGCTGATTTTATTTCAACAACATCATCTTTGCCATAATCACATTTAGGCAAATAAACACGATAATCAGTACCTTCACTACCTTGTATGTAGACAGTATAATTATCGCCTGGTTTCTTTGGGTCATACTTTGCAGTAATTTGACCCATTATATTCTCACCCATTAGTTTCCCTCCTTAGATGAAATGGTGGGATCATAGTTTTTACTTAACTTCCAAAATGTTAATAATGACAAAAACATTTTTAAGTCTCTTCCATGAGAACTCCTATCCCACACATAAGGGAGTATCACAGAAGGGTTTTTCCTATCAATAAAGACAGAAACTCGTATTGGCTTATCTATGCCAAGTAATTCACTATACGCTGATAATTGCATACCATGATTATCAAAGACTAACTTACTTGGATCTTTGCCTTCAATGTTGTCTTTGGTTTTGAAATCTATAACTATTGTTTTCTTTTTGTTATGTAAGTCTACTTGTCCTGCAAAACCTTCATCACTTGCATAAGAGCTTTCTGAAACCCATTGTTCGTTAGGAAATGTATTATCAATTAATTTTTTCAATACTGTAAAAACTACACTATCTTGAGTTCCAGCAAAACCTTTATTTATATCTGCATGAATGATTGTTCCTTCATTAGCTGCTTTCTCTGCTTGTTCTTTGCTGTCTTGTCTTACACGATACAAAAATTGTTCATCTGTTTCGTTTTCTTCTCTTGGTAAAGTTAGTGCTGCTTGTATGCCTTGATTGACTTGCCAATTAACTAATCCTGGTTTGGCAGCAACATCTAATATTGTAGTAACACTTGGAAATAAATTTAATTTACGAGCATCTCGGAGAGTGGTGTTTCTTTCTTTACCGTCCTTACTTACGATTGTGTACTTGGGCTTACCATCAATCGTGTACCAATGTCCTGACTCAGCCAACATAGATTATTTTTTAAAACTCCAAGTTCTACCTTGAGATTTATGTTCTTTGATTAATCTACGTTTTTCTGCATACCATTTATTTTTGTCGGTGGCTAACTTTCCGAATAAAGTACCATCAAATTCTTTTTTGATTGTAAGTCTCCATTTTTCTTCAGCTCTCTTATCGCCACCGTAGTAATGTTTTTCAAAATTTGTAATGTTTTTTTTATTGCTCATAATTACCTCATAATTATTATATTATCTTGTATACAAGATGATTTTTTTATCATATACCCTACCATCTTTTAAACAAATAATATAATAATAATGCTATGATTTGTTTGACCTTGTAAACATGAAAAAAAACGCAGTTATTCACAATATTTTACAAAATGTGGGTAAAAAGAAATCCTTAAAGTACACATTGGGTAGAAAAAATTGGACTCAAAAGCATATATCTACAATGAAGAAACAGCTTTCTAGAGACAGGTTTGCAGTGTGGTACAAAAACTATATGAAAGAACTTGGACAAGATAAATAATTTAGATAAACGGACCATTGAATATCGTGGAGGCGATAGGGGTGCTGTTCGTGCTTATGACATAAGACAAAGTGAACTCAGTTATCTTGGAGCAAAGAAGATTTTAAGTATGCACCAAGTTGAAGTTGCCGACAAATACCTAAAATTGTTCGAACAATCCACACTCTCTGCAAGTGGTGACAATTTAGCTATGATTAAATATGGTATCAGAATTGACGGAAATACAATCCCTAAAGGCGATCCAAGACTAGATGCCATACAAACTTTAAACTATGTTCATAGAGTTGTCGGTGATAATTATACAAATGTTTTGCAGAAAATTATTGGTGAGGGTTACACATTGAAACAATTTAGCACAATTAGGGGTATATCACCTCGCAAAGCATCAAGATTTCTTAAAGAAGCATTACATTTTGCAGCTTCACCACTTGGACTTGCTAAAACCAGGCATACTATTCGTGCCTAAAAGAAAAAAGATAGATTACACATTATTACCACTTGCAAAAACTAAACCAATAAGATCACCAAAACACCTAAAATATATAAGAACATTGCCTTGCTCTGTCTGTAAGATAGTTTATGACATTCACGCACACCATTTAACACACGCAGAACCAAGCGGAACGAGCAGAAAAACTAACGATAATTGGGTCGTACCTCTTTGTGGGGATCATCATTATATATTGCATTATCAAGGTGAGAGATCATTTTGGAAAAAATACAAGCTAGAGCCTAAGATTTACGCAGCTTTGCTATGGAAATTGAATGGTCATTCAGAACCCCCTAGCCGAAGCTAGGGAGTATGAGGTAAATAACCCTAAATGATAGGATTAACCTCTTATATACATAAAACTAAGAAATTTCAACACATGACAGTAAAATTAGTTGTAGACAATAAGGCAGGAACTTGCCGATATTGTGGCAAAAGTGTGTATCGCAATAATGACCTATTTGTTGATCCATTTCGCCCAAAAAGTTTCTATCATGGCAAGTGTTTCAGGGATTTATTGAAAAACCACCCATTAAATTTCATAAAATTAGACTAGCAGTATTGCATATAGTCAGGTTTTCATCTAATTGTTACATAATGGGAGAAGTGAAAAAATACAAAATACCCCTTAAAACTAATGATGATATTAGCTCCGATAACTTCCTAGACATAGCCGACCACGCTCAACTAAAAGATATTTTATTTCAATCTGAAGAACTACAGGAATATGGGGATATTGGACTCAAACTTGCTGGAGCTATGGCAAGCGTTATTTTAGCCAATAAATATATGCAGATTGTATGTGCTGAATTGTTAGAAGAAATCCCAATATTTGATTATGGCAACGAAACAGTCCACTAAAATTTCTATTGATGGTAAAAAAATATCAGTCAACTGTATAGATTGGGATATTAAACTTGCAAAACCAGACTTTAAAAGTGCTGATATGTGCGAGGAATACGGTTTATTTGAAAAAAGAAGAAATTTAATAACCATCCAGGATAAAACAGACCAAGTAACTGAATTTAATACATTGCTCCATGAAATTTTACATGGAGTTTGTTGGTTAGGAAGTTTAAACTCAAGCGGTCAACCATTGGACACCGAAGAAAAAGAGGAATTAGTTGTTAATACGATAACAAATTATTTAGTCGGTGTATTTAAACAAAATAAATGGTTTAGGGATTATTTAATTCAGTCATTCGACACTTACGACAACAATAAATAACTTCATAACCGTTCTTATCATAATCGTAAAACCAATTAAGATGACCTTTACGATTATATTTTATTATTTTCTTGCAGCTTTTGCAGCTCATTTTGTTGTTTCTGTAAAATTTGTTTAACTCCACGAGTTGTAAACCCCTCATCCCTGAATAAAGACTTTATTTCTTTAATTAAATTTATGTCAGTCTGTCTGTACAACCTTCGACCATTGGGAGCTTTTACAATGTTTATTTCTTTAAATGTTTTTTCCCAATATCTCAAAACGTGAGGCGGTTCACCAATTTCTTTACTTACTTCTTTGATATTTTTAAATATTTTATTTTCGAGTTTCATAATCCAGACTCCCTGATTAGTTTAAGATCAATTTGATTTTTCATAATTATTTCCTTTATTTTATAAATAACCTTTTCAGGTTGTCTGGATTGTGGATTATTTTCATAATCACTAATAACAGCTAATATAGCCCTAGATAATTCATCCATTCGATTTCTCCATTATTTCTGCTTCCATATCTTCACAAAGATATTCTAAGGGTTTATATCTTACACCGTCCTTTAATTTGTAAACAATTATTTCACCTTTTTCATTTTCAATAATTTCACCTTCATCATCATAGCCATAAAATTCAATGTCTAATACAGCAAAGTTAGCTACTTTTTTCATTTAAATACCTCCATATTGTTGTTTAAAAATTTCTTTTGCTTTTGCTTTGTCTAATAATTCTTGCTTATAAAGGTTTCTTTCTCGATTGGACCACCTTAACCACCGATCAAAATTGTTTTCATAAGTATCATCTAAATTATAAACAAACTTTAAATCTTGCCCTATGTCTACTGTCATAAGCCTAAATCCTGGTGAATGTCAAAAATCATCTGTTTAACATTGACAAATTCCAAGCTACACCAATCTTTTTGAATATAACTAAATTGAGCATATACCAGGAATAAAAGGCAGCACATAGAAACAAAGTTGAATAATTTATTCATATTTACTCCCTTGTTTCTATATTATAGTTTAAAACATCTTCTTTGAATTGTTCGGCTTTATATTCACCATTTGCAATTTCTTCAAGGTATTTTAAAAGGTCTTGATCTGAACCAATAAAGGCTTCAATCATTTCTTTAGTTACTTTCATATTTACCACCTTTTTAATTTAAAATAATTTCTTATTTTTTTACTGTCTAATAAATGATAGTATAAATCATCAAGTAAATTATCATTAATTAGTCCTTTATTTGCCATAAGCATTAATTGTCCTATAGTTAAACCTTCAATTTTAGATGTATGTTCACTTGTTGCTGGTTTTTTTGCTAAATGTTTATCTTTCATTTTTACCCCCTATATAAAATATACTGTTATTAAATCCGCCAAGTAATCCAGCAATCCTGAGAAATAGATTGCTGTAAATATACTTAATAAAATGTAATCTAAATTTTTATCCATAGTTATTTACCTCCATCTTCTGTTATTGGTGCGTTATATAACTCCGCTTGTTTATTTGCTTCTTTGATAGCTTCTTTTTTAGAAACTCCAAAAGCTCTACCAAAAACAATTCCCTCATTGCCTTGCCAACTTACAAGGTCAACATTGAATTTGTTATTTTGCCAATGTTTAGATATTTTTACTTCGTACATTTTATTTACCTCCGTTAATTAGATATAAACTTCATTGTCTATATCTCATACCGCCAAACAAGTTGACGGTATAAGTTAAAGACTTATTGACTAACAAAATACTTTTCATTCTCTTGTTTACACCCAACCAAGAGCAACCGAATTTGATTGTTCTGGCAAAGGCTGCTTTGCAGCAGCTTTAAGAGCATCTTGTCCACGCAACAGACATACTTTGTCTTTTTTAATGGCAATGACAAACTTACCGCAACAATTGCTAACTGCGTAACCAACGTAGTCATAGTCAGTGTAAACATTAAAGTAATCTTTGCTTCCATGAGTGCCAACAAACCACGCACCTTTAATGCCTAGTGTGTTTACGTCATCCCAATCGTACATAGGTAGTATATCTGCTTTACGCCAGGCATTGTCAGCAACGGCAGTAACGCAGTCAGTCATGCCGTCAAACGTAGTAAGATTTTTAATATATAAATCTTCTCTGGCATATCTGATAAAAGCCTTAATTGTATTTCTTGTAATTTTTTTCATAGTTATTTACCTCTCTATTAATTAATAAGATAACTAAATCATATTTATTAATAATGTTAAAGTAAATTATCACATATTATTAAATTATTTTATATTGGTGTTCTTGTTCTGTTCCAGGATGGGTCAGGATGGGGTCATATTTGTACATTTGCACCCACAAAAATAAAAATAATAAAATCAAAATACTGTGATATTTTAGTCACATAATTCAATTCAAATGTGACATAATTACCACACTTCCAATGATCTAATGATCATTTTACATAATGCATATTATACGACAGTATTATAATACTAAGATGATGGGGGTTTTGATGATGGGTACACCATCACGCAGACAGCAGGGGTCTGTGTCAATGTCATAACTCATCCAATCAGATAATCAAAATAAGGGGGGTTTTATTTACAAACCTTATTAAATTAATTATAGATTATTGGCATAAATGGCTAAAAAACTGCGTACTATCAAAGAGGATATAATCTCTTGGGCTATAGACCATGTGGAAAAAACTGGGGATAAGTTTCCTATCTGTCCATACGCAAAACAGGCAAGATTACGCAAACAAGTCAAAATACTCGTAGTTGATGACCATGAGGACTTTTTAAGACAAGTTACAGAGCAGGCAGGGGTTTTATTTCAAGAACGCTTAAAATTGATTATTCTAGCGTGTTCTGACATGGAAATGACATCCGATGAGCTACACGACTATATTCATGCTTTAAATCACGTTTATGTGCCTTTAAACACATATCTAATGGCATCCTACCCTGAAGATGAGGAAGAGGAGTTCATGGAGGGTGATTGGGAGCCAGACAACGAATTCTTTATGGTACTTATCCAGCCATTCAAAGAACTAGAAGATGCTTCGGCACATCTAGATAAAATTGGATATTATAACAACTGGAGTCAGGATTATTTCTCTGACACCGTACTTAAACGACAATCATATAGGAGGTTGTATTATGGTAGGAATGAAAAAAAGATCAATGAAGAAGCGTTCCAAGAAAAAAGGAATGAAGAAAAGATCAAAGAAAAAAAATAAGTAGGAGACACTATGGCTAGAGGAATGAAAAAACGATCTAAGAAAAAAGGCGTTAAAAAATCTAAGAAAAAGACCATGAAGAAGAAAAAAGGTCTTTTAATTATGATGGGTTAATGGCTAAGAAGAAGGCAGTTCCAACTAACAAAGCACTGTATGCACGTGTAAAAGCAGAAGCTAAGCGTAAATTTAAGGTATATCCTTCAGCTTACGCTAATGGATGGCTTGTACGCACATACAAAAAGCGTGGCGGTAAGTATAGGACTGTATAATGGCTAAACCATCTGGAGGATTAACAGCGTGGTTTGGTAAAGGACCAAAGGGAGACTGGGTTGATATTGGAGCCAAAAAGAAAAAAGGCAAATTTCAACCCTGTGGTCGTAAATCTGCTAAAGGTTCAAAGCGTAAATACCCAAAATGCGTGCCAAGATCAAAAGCTCGTAGTATGACAGCAGCTCAAATACGTTCTGCTGTGTCAAGAAAACGATCAAAAGCACAAGGAGTGGGCGGTAAACCAACTAATGTAGCAACTTTTGCAAGGAAAAGAAGAAATGCCAAGAAGACTAAGTAAAAAACAGAAAAAAATAGCTCAAATTGCTGAGCCAAGAGACAAAATAACAGCAGCAGACTTTGCAAAACTTCGTAATCCGAAGAAAATGCAAAATAAAAAGCGAAAGTTTATGGTTTAATGTCCATAAATTATCGTGGTGAACGATTTTCTGGATATAACAAGCCCAAAAGAACACCTGGAAAGTCAAAAAAGTTCGCTGTACTTGCAAAACAAGGCAAACAGGTCAAATTAATACGTTATGGAGACCCAAAACTATCCATAAAGAAATCACAACCCAAAAGACGTAAGTCATTTAGGGCTAGACACCGTTGTGATACTGCACCACCGTCAAAACTAACCGCAAGATATTGGTCTTGTAAGAATTGGTAATATGAAACAAAAAGAATTAATTAGAATAGTAAGACAGCTACAAAGACAGTCTCGACTAAGACAACCTCGTAGAAAAAACGTATTCTTTGACCAAAAGGGTGTACTTGGAAAAGGCGTACAAAAGAAATATTCAACCGCATCAATCGGTGATTTAATGAAAAAAATTTATGGTAAGAGGAGAAAAGCATGAAGAAACTAAACGAAGTAGTTAAATGGTTACAAAGTTATGAACTATGGGATATTAAAGATTACACCATAGCCATATTAGCAGCCATTTTTCTTGTAACATTTATGGTATCGTTTGCATAATGCAAAAAGGTGGAAAAAGACCAGGAGCAGGTAGACCTAGAGGTGTCACCGCAGGAACTAAGCATCAAAGATTAGATGCAATGCTTAAAAAAGGTAGTAAAACACCTTTAGAGTATATGCTGAACATCTTGAACGACAAAAAAACATCACCTGAAAAAAAGATGTGGGCTGCTGAAAAAGCTGCACCATTCGTACATCCACGACTAGCCTCTGTTGACCAGAAGGTACAGGGCGATAAAGACGAACCATTAGAGATAGAAGTTAAATGGAAGGAATAGTTTGAAGATTGAAATACCTTACAAACCACGACCCTTACAAAAAGAATTACATAGCAAACTAAAAAGATTTAACGTAATTTGTTGTCATCGTAGGTTTGGCAAAACTGTATTTGCGATAAATCATTTAATCAAAACAGCACTTGCAAAAAAAAATTCAAGACTTGCATACATAGCTCCTACGTACCGACAAGGTAAAAACGTAGCGTTTGACTATCTCAAAGAGTACACACAACCACTTATGACATTAGGTGGTAGTAGACACGAAACAGAACTAAAGATTGATCTTTGGAATGGTTCTAGAATACAAATCTTTGGAGCAGACAACCCAGATGCACTACGTGGACTAGGATTTGATGGAGTTGTTATGGATGAATTTGCTTTGATGTCTCCTAGAACATGGACTGAAGTTGTTAGACCTGCTGTGTCAGACAAACTAGGTTATGTGATATTTATTGGTACACCTATGGGTCACAACCAATTTTGGGATGTGTATGACCTTGCCAAACGAAGAGGTGGAGATTGGAAAGCTGTATTATACAGAGCATCAGAAACAGGTGTAATTGATGCAGATGAGCTTGAAGAGGCACGTTATACGATGCCAGAAGATCAATACGAACAAGAATTTGAATGTAGTTTCCAAGCTGCTGTATCAGGATCTTACTATGGTAAGCAGATACAAAAAGCTGAGAAAGAAAATCGAATAGTAGAAGTAGAATACGATCAAAACATAGACGTAGAAACATGGTGGGATTTAGGGATCGGTGATTCAACTGCTATTTGGTTTGCACAACGTGTAGGAAACGAAATACATTTAATAGACTACTACGAAACATCAGGCGAAAGTCTTGCACATTATGCGAATATTTTGGAAGACAAAGCCTACAATTATGGTAGACACATCGCACCACACGATATTGTGGCACGTGAACTTGGAACTGGTAAATCCAGATTAGAAGTTGCACAAGAATTAGGGATAAATTTTGACGTTTGTCCTAAATTAGAAATACAACATGGTATCGAGTCGGTAAGAAATACGCTAGATCATTGTTGGTTTGACAGAAACCGTTGCAAGGTTGGTATTGAATGTTTGCGTCAATATCGAAAAGATTATGATGATAAAATGCAAACATTTAAAAATAAACCTCTACATGACTGGAGTTCACATGGAGCAGACGCATTTCGTTATGGATGTGCGATAGATCCTGGTACTGCAAGTCAATGGACAACAGAAATAAATATTGATACAAGGTATATAGTATAATGGCAAAAGGAAAACCCTTAACAGAACCAGAAATTGCAGCAGTACTGCAATCAGAAATTCATTCTTCACTTGGATATATCGGTTCTGATATTACGAACCAAAGACAAAAATCACTTGAATATTACTTCGGTGAACCCTTTGGAAACGAACAAGAAGGCAGATCACAAGTAGTTTCAACAGATGTTAGTGATGTTGTTGAAAGCATACTACCTACATTACTGAGAACATTTGCAGCAAGTGATGATGTTGTAAGATGTGATCCAGTTTCAGCAGAAGATGAAGAAGTT